CGCGGATGGTACGCAATCGGAGCGCGGGTACTACCACATTGACGGCAAGCGTCACCGCGGCGACCACAAACCTGCACGCGTTATCATGTTACGTTTATCAAAACACCACAGCGGCAAGCCCTAGCGGCGTTACTATGATCTATGATGGCTTGCAAGTCCCAACCACTTGGCAAAGTTTGGGCAATGGGGTTTATCGTGGCACGGCTTGGCCTACCGGTGTGGTGGCCGCAAAAGCGGCGGGGGTAGACATATCCGAGCAGGGTACAATTGTGGTAGTGTCTGGCTTTCAATTTGAGGACACGGGGAGCGCGTCCACTTCCTACGCGGCTACCCCGTTTTTCTATGGCGACATGCTGGGATGTGCTTGGAGCAGTACCCGCCACCTGTCAAGCAGTACCAGAACGGCGGGAAGTATCAAAATTGATTGTGTTTCTTCGCTTGTCACGGCGGAGGGAACGGCGCGAATTTGTTGGCGACCTGATACCGCGGCGGCTTTATTTTCTGGGGATGTAACGCTTTGGAGCAATGGAAGTTTGAGGCTTGATTATCAGTATGCCAGTGCCACTTTCCGCTTTTATGTCAGTTATGCGGCAAGGTACGTTGACAGCGCGGCGCAAACCTTCGCGGCTAATGATCACCTAGTAATCCATTGCTCATGGGGAACGACCGCCGATTAGCTCCGCTGTCTTTCCCTTCAAATCCTCATGGGCTTGGTACAATTGGCGAGAAGTCAAGAGCCAGATGCCCCCGCCACTTTCGGCAATCCCCATGGCCTTTTCTAGTTTCCCGAAAGCCTCCGCTGGGCTTGCCGCCGCTTGCCCTAGTTGTACGGTAGACTCCGCCTCTATGTCGGTGGCTTCCTTATAAGTCGTTCCCATCATTTTGGCGATGGGTATTAAAGCCTCTAGTGCCACCACCTTAAAGTCATTAAACGCGGTTACTGCTGGCTGTAACGCTTCCCCCACAAAAATCTTAAACTGCTCAGTTAACGCCGCTATTTTCGCATCACTGGCAACGGCCGTATCGCCCATTGTTTTGGCCGCGTCAGCAGTGCTACCCGCCGCCGTGGTTGCGTTGTTTAGCTCGGTTGTAAATTTAGCAGTACCTTGCCCGGTTAAAAGCAGTGCCGCGCTTCCCGCTTCTGTACTGCCAAAGAAGTCGCTTATGCTCCCGCCTGTTTTGGCCGCCTCCCCTTCTAACATTTGCAAAGCAGATTGAAGGTTTCCCCCGCTGGCAATGAACTCCCTAAACGATTGCCCCGCCACCCGCTCGAAAGTTTCCGCCGTTTTGCTTCCTTCCTTGCTCAATTCGACTAACAATTGTCTTAATTGAGTAGTCGCCACGCTGGTTGGTACGCCCGCCGCTGTCATGGCGGAAATTGCCGCCGTGATATTTCCGAACTCCACCCCGGTTGATGACGCAGTTGGTATCACGTTGAAGAGGCTTTTACTCAATTCGTCAAATGTGGTTTTGCCACCTTTGACAGCGGTAAACATGAGGTCGGACGCTTGCGCCGCGTCTATCACGTCCGCGCCGTATGCGTTGACTACCGATGTGATCCCGTTGACCGATGTTTCCAAATCGGTAACACCACCCCGCGCCGCGTCGCTGGCAATTTTCAAAAACTCAAAAGCATTTTCTTTGGGTACGCCCGCGCTTATAGCTTGGTACAAAGCGGGGATCGTTTCGTCACTTGTGCGCCCTACCGATACGCCAAAGTCTAAAACATCGGCTTTCATTTCGTTCATTGCCGCGCCTGATATGCCCGGCAAAAGTGTGTAGACCTCAGTCAGCCCGCCTTGAAATTGCTTAAATTCCGCGCTTGATTCTTGAGCAAAACGAACGGCCGCCGCGCCTGCCTGCTGAAAAGCCCCGACAATTGAAACGCCAAGAACCGTTTCGGCTACCTGCCCAAAACGGCTTACCACGCCTTTGCTTTCTTCTATTTGTGGTTTTAGTTGGCTGTTGTCTGCTGTAAGTAGTAGGCGCAAAGTTGCGAGATCAATCGTTGTCATTTTTCACCGGCTTGCCGTACATTCTCATAACTGACATTATACGGTCGTTTGCGTCCTGTTCTTTGTAGATGGCTTCTTCCGCTTGCTCTTCTGGGGTAAGCCACCGCAAAACAAAATCATTTAGCTCTCTTGTCTCTTCGTGGCGTGTTAGAAAGTGGTAAATAGCCCAAACGACATGGGCAAACCACGAACTAAAGCGAATTTTGAATAACTCCACCCAGCCCGCCGCCTGAGCATGGCGATAGATAGGGGAAGCGGTGGGCCGTATTTGAAAATAAGCCAGCCACTCATTTAACAGGGGCATGGGCATATCTTCCGCGAGTTTGTCAATATCCCAAATGCCACCCAAAACAATTGCTAAATCAAAAAGGGCTAATCGTTCAGGGTGGCTTAGGAGTTTTTTTCAAGTGCCGCCGGGCTTGTTTTTTCTCGCTTGAAAATTATTGCCGCCGCTATCTCTGAAATAGCCGCGCCTTTTTCTTTTGGCAAAGACAAAACATACTCAATTGCATCGCTGTAATTTTCGCCAAAGATTAAACGGCCGTTGTCATCTCGTGTGGTCAATGCCACCAAAATGGAATTGTAAAGCACTCGGAACGGGATACTATTGGCATAAAATGCGCCTATATTTTCGGCTGTCGGTGAAGCGATGCCCGCTTTTTCACACTCGGAATTTACCCGCTGGTGAAGCAAAACATTTTCCAAAACAGACAAGGGGTATAGCCGCGCTTCGTAGGTTTCGCCATCTTCTAAATCGGAGAAGAGGTGGTCAACGTTGACCACCTCGTATTGATTATTTTTTGATTGTTTTACTTTTTGCCTTAGATTCATGCCTAAGCCGTTACTGTGCCAGTGGGTGCGCCTGTTGGCTGTACGGTTAATTTTAACCGGTTTATTTTGTCCTGTGCCATGGATAGCTCCATTTTGTGGACAAACATTTCTGTTTGCAAGGTGTCGCCGCCGGTGGCACTGCCAGAGTACCACGTAACGGCGGACGTTCCGACAAAGGCATCACGTACTGCGTCATGGGTGGCTTGGGCTTGATCCCAAATCAAAACCACGTCAAATGGGTTAACCATGCGCTTGCCGGTGTCTGCCATTTCCTTATAACCGCCCGTGCTATCGTGGGTTGTTACTTCGTCGAGAACTTTTTCCCATGTAATTGGGCCGCAACTTTCAACCTTGACCATGAGGGTCAATGATGCCGATACGTCAATTTTGTATACTGAACCGAATCCCGGTGTAAGTGCCATTATTTATCTCCTTATAAATCCATTGCCCAGAGTTTTACCTCTGCATGGCTGGCGGTAACTGTGCAAACCCCGTTTGAAGTCCATCCGTTAGGGGCTACCAAGAAAACACATTCTTGCCCGGCTGTGATAGTTGCCACCGCGTCCCCCGTGCGTCCTGTGTTTGCTTCGGCATAACTGGTAAGGGTAACTGTTCGTGATGTCGAGCCGGAATTGTACGCGGTGATCATGAGCAACCCGCCGCCGTGGGTGATGGTGTTTCCTGCCACATCTGCCGCCGCGCTAGTCGCCGAAACACCTGTCAGGCTATACGGTGATGGTTTGACTACTTTGGTCAATGGTGTTGTCATTGGTTAAAACCTCCGTTTTTTTGATTTTCTTTGGGGCTGGTTTTTCATCAGCCACTTGGTTTAAGGCGGGGTGCATTAAAGCAACGTGCGCCGACATGTTTTTTGGGTGAACTGTTTCAAATTCACAGTGTTCTTTAGGGCATTTCATAATGGGCCTGTCTCCTTGCTGATTTGGAAGTTGACCGTAAATTGCGTCCGTGCGTTTTGGTCTTTGCCAATAAATCCCGGTTGCTGTAAGGGCATGATACGATAATAGGTGCAACCTGAAAGCAATAAATTAGACACCCCGCCCAACGCTCTATAAATTGCTTCCGCTTTATTTCTCGCGGTTGTGTAGGTGGCAGAACGGGTCATCACTTGCAAGCGGGGATGCTCTTCAAACGGCAATAAATCGCCATGGGTATAATTTGGGGCTGGCCCGGCGTACTCATGTAAAGCGGTGCAAGTGTCTGGGGTATCCGGCATTGTGCCTAAAAATAAATCAGTGCCAACAGTTGCAATGCCAAGCGATGCCAGGTAGGTGCTGATATGGTCTAGCATATCACTCATAACTTTGGCCCCACTTCGTCGGCTATCCGTTGGGCCAGTCCACTTTGCCGACGGGTCGCCGGGTCTTCTAAGAATTTCGCCTTGCCATGCGTGTGGCTCAGGGTCATATCTTCGTGTTGTTTGACTGCGTATTCCGCCGCTTCACCGCCATAACCAAGCGTCACTTCTACTGTGTCGCCTGTTATGTTTGGGGGAAAAACAAACCCGCTATTTTTGAGCGTGCCGATGTCTACCGGTGCCTCTTCTTTAGAATCTCCCATGATTTGTTCGCCCTCGCGGTACAATGCCGCCGCCGTTGCGGTGGGCAGGTTTCGCAAAATACGCGCTAAACTTCTTTCTAGGTCGTCCATTCCTTCAACGATTAGAGCCATTTAATGATAAACCACTTGGTGGTGATCGCCGTTTTCATCTGGAAAAGATGAAACGGTCAAGATTTTGGGCTTTGTGCCGTCTGGTAAAGTCAGGCGGTCTTTTGGCGTAATGGTAGGTGAACCGTAAATATAGGTCTTGGCAGTGCTGACTACTTCAAGCCCTTCATTGGTCACAACTTTTGTACTCTTGTTAACCGTTCGTCCGCTGTACGGGGTAGCGGCATTGTATGAGGCTTCGGCGTGACTGTTGTAACTACTGAAAGATTCGATGTAAACAGTCTGTACCATTAACTGCAAAAAGTCCGGTTCTATCGCCATCTTTCATCCTCGTTGCTTTGCCCGTTGTAAATACCCGGTACGTCAAACTGAGTGATGGTAAAAGGCGGCGGTACGCGGTCGGTGTCGCTTTCGTTGGCTTGTTTGTCTGCGATGCTAATCCCTCCTGAGTAGGGCATGGCGTTTTTTAACGCGCCTTTCCGTTTCAGGGTAGCGGCTAGGGCTAGGTACTGGGCATGTTTTTGGCTTGCCGACAGCCGCAAGTCGCCCACGGCTTTATCTACCATGCGGGCAAACTTTGCGGCTATCGCTTCGCAAGCCGCCACCGCCGCTAGGGATACCGTGCCGTTTTGAGTTAGCAAATAGGCGATCTCTTCATCGGTGATAAAAGGATCGGTGCTGTCTGTGTCGCCTATTTCAAATCTAACGGCCGCTGTATTCGATGCGGCGGGGTTGCCTGCGTATGTCCAAGTCATCTCAGATTTGCACCTGTAACCAAACCTCAACCACGTCGCCGGGGTTGGCGTTCGATATTTCAACCTTCACAAAGTCATTAACGGGTACGCCGCTTATTTCAACGTTTCCCGGTTGTCCGTGGATGGTGTGACCCAATGGCGACATAATGGCATGTCGGTCGGCGTATTGGTTCAATGCCTCAAAGATGAGGCAACAACCCGGCGCGTCAGCCAATAAGCCTAGCGTCTTAACCGTGACGCTGGTTGTAGTGGACGGGTGTCCGTTGTATTGAACGTAAACCCCCACCACTACGCCATTCCCTTTTTCGTCGGTCATCCCGGCGGCGGTTGCCGTTCCCGCCGCGCCGTTCGCTGGCCGTGTTTTAATTGGGAATGATTTCAGCATTTAGGCAG